TGTCTGAAGCGAGACGGTACACCAGCTGCGCCTATCAAGTGTATTGATATGTTCGGTAATGACGTTGACCCTTTAATTATCGGTAACGGTACTAAGGCTAATGTTCAGTACATGGAAATACCTTGGGATATGGGCGGACAACAAGGTGTTAAAGCTATGTTGACTGCTATTCAGGTAATTGATTTAGTAGAATATACTGGTAATAACACTAGTGGAACTGAATTTGAGATTCAGGAACAACCAGAAGTTTCTTTAGAAGATGAAGAAGTATTTTAACTAAACCTACCCCTCTTAATTGAGGGGGTTTTTTTATTTATAGGAGTATACAATGAAAAAGATAAAAGGAAAAGGTGACTATGTCGGTGCTAAACACTACAATAGATTACCTGATCATCATCAACCAGCTGAAGTAGCACACGCTTGGAAGCTTGATTTCTTGTTATGGAATACTGTTAAGTATATATCAAGAGCAGGTCACAAGGAGAGTGCTATGAATGCTAAAGATAAAGAGATAGATGATTTAAATAAAGCTATCGACTATATCCGTATGCGTATCAATGTCTTAGAAGGTAGAACACCTTTAGACTTTGGTGCTAAACCAGAAACAGTTATACCTAAAGAGTGGAACTGGTTGAAGGAAGATATAGATTCGTTTATGAAAAGGTGGAATGTAGATACTATGTATCCCAAGAAACCTAAGAAAGAAATGCGAGAATGTTATGGAGATTGCTGAGTATGAGGCAGCAGCGTTAAGCACGGCTAAGTATGAAAATGACGAGGTCGTGTGGGCGCAATTGCCAGAAGAAGTAGGTGAATTATTCTCTCTAAAGAAAAGACTTCTTAGAGGTGATATGAATCTAGTTGAGTTCAACGATAATGTAATCAAAGAATTAGGTGATATCCTATGGACTGTAACTATGTTATCGTTTGAACACGGGTTTTCGTTACAACAAGTAGCGGAAGTTAATATGGTTAAACTAAGGGATCGTTTAGAGCGTGGAGTTCTGCACGGTCGAGGAGATAACAGATAATGTATAAACTAAACGATAGATTTGGTATTGAAGCAGACGCTAATCAATGGGTGCTAGTAGAAATACAAGCATCTAATAAGCGTAGTTACTATACTACATTAAATAATCTTTGTAAGTCTATCATTGATTCAGAATCAAAAAGAGCTTTAGAATCATTACCTAAAGACAGAGTAGAAAACAAATCTAACTTAGATGCGTGTGTTACTATGATGGAAGGTATAGTTAAAAGGCTCGAGACATATCTGGAGAATAAAATCTAATGAAAGAAAATGGTGTGCTTCAGAATCACGGTGCTTGTAGTAACTGTGGTTCTAAAGACAACAAAGCAACATATAAGCATAATGACGGGAGTTATAGTGCTTATTGCTTTGGTTGTGGAGACTATAAGCTAGAAGATAGCGATAGTCAATTTAATAATAATAATAAGGAGTATAAACAGATGGACAACTTAGAAACAGTGTCTGATGTAAAAGACTTTCCTGTAAGAGGTTTTAAGGAAAGAGGTATTACAAAAGAAGTTGCTAATAAGTACGGTGTTAAGATAGGTTATGATGAGACTGATGGTCAGACTATTAAGTATCATTATTATCCTACTACCCGTAATGGTAAGACTGTAGGTTATTCACGTAGAGAAGTTTCTAACAAGAAGTTTATTGCTATAGGTGATGTAAAGAATGATGTAGAATTATTCGGTCAATCTTTATTTCAGACAGGTGGTTTAAGACTTGTTATAACTGAAGGTGAGTTAGATGCTTTGTCTGTACAACAGATGAATGCTAACAAGAATAAAGAGTATGCAGTAGTATCTGTAACCAACGGTGTAGGCGGTGCTTTAAAACAAATCTGTGCTAACCTAGATTACATTAATACATTCGATGAAGTAGTATTTTGTTTCGATGCTGATGATGTAGGAAAGAAGAGTGCAGAAGAATGTGCTAAAGTAGTTAGGACAGGTAAAGCAAAGATTGCTCAGCTAGGTAGATACGGTAAAGATGCTAGTGACTATCTTGTAGGTAATCACTTAAGAGAACTTGAAGATGCTTTATGGAGAGCAGAAACATATAGTCCAGCAGGTATTATTAACTCCGCTTCTACATGGGAAGAGTTTTCTAAGGATATGAGAGAAGATAGTGTACCTTATCCTGATTGTTTCTGTGGTGTAAATAGCTTTACATACGGCAGACGAACAGGTGAGTTAACAATCTTCACTGCAGGTACTGGTACAGGTAAGTCAACCTTTGTTAAGGAAGATATATACCACTTACTTACTACTACAGACCATCAAATAGGTATTGTATCGTTAGAAGAATCTGTTAAAGAAACTCTTGACGGCATTATCGGTATTCATCTTAATAAGAGAATCAACTTACCTGATACTAAGTTCGATAGGAAAGGTGATGAGGGTAGAAAAGCTTGGGAAGCTACTGCTGGTACAGGTAGATTCACATTGCTAGACCACCAAGGTTCTTTATCAGATGATAGCTTAATGCATAAGATAGAATATCTAGCTGCGATAGGTTGTAAGTTTATTTACCTAGATCATATTACAATAGCTGTAAGCGAGATTGACGGTGATGTAAACAAGGCAATGGATAAGACTATGTCTGACTTACTTAAACTTTGTAAGAAGTTTGATGTATGGGTCGGTGTAGTATCTCATCTAAGAAAGACTGGTATAGGTTCTATATCATATGAACAAGGTGCTGAAGTCACTGAAGATAGTTTGAAAGGCTCAGGTTCTCTGAAACAAATAGCGTTTCAAATTATTGCTTTCTCTAGAAACAAGTATGCAGATA